AACGAAAACACCATTGACCATCTTTCCAGTCCGTCCTTTGATTTCGTCATAAGCGAAGTTCAAGCACTCGTATAAATCCATGTCGTTTTGTAAAGCTAAAATAATTAAAGTCACAGCAACATCTCCGATGCCATCACGTAGTGCATCCTGATCATTTCTAGCTAATGCAGCCGCAACTTCACCAGTTTCTTCGACAACTTTCAGCATTTGTTTGCTAGGTTCTGCCTTATCAAGTCCCTTATTTTTTGCCCACTGTTCTACTGATTCAATTAATACATCCATGTTATTACCTCCAAATTTAAGTTATGCACATATCCACAAAGTTATGCACAATATATTGTAGGAACGTACTTTCGCCCACTATATATTGATCATTTTGTTCTTTTATAGCCCAATTCAATCAAAAACTCTTCCCTTTGATTCAAAGCGTTACGATAAATCGCCTGTACACCAATTTGATCCGCATAGGCTTTTCCTTCTTGACTAGTAATAAAACGATAGGTTCTTGCTGTTTCATCTACTAAAATCGCGTGAAATTCGTTGTAATAAATTCTTTTCAAAATATTCACCTCAACTTACAAACTTTTGATGGGAGATCTTCACTTCATCATCATTAATCATCGAGTAAGCCATCGTAGTCTCAATATTTTCATGACCGAGGAACCTAGAAACGAGTTCTATAGGCATCCCGTGTCTTCTCGCAAGTGTTGCGGCTGTCCTTCTGAATCTGTGGGGGTGAACATTCAAAACACCTGCACGCTCTCCTAGACGCTTGACCAATTTTTGGATTCCGGCAGTAGTCATCTCTTTCCCTCTCGTCTGTCCATAAAATAATGGACCAGTGATGTGAGGCACCTCTTTTAAGTAATGATTCAATGCCAGCTTTGCCTTGGCATTAAAGTATAAAGTTCTTTGCTTGTTGCCTTTTCCAATCACTTCAATCGAATCATTTTCTTGGTCATAGTCATTGAAATTTAGTGAAACCAATTCAGAGACTCGACATCCCGTACTCAATAGCAGTTCGATGATGAGCGTTTCTTTCGCATTAGATGCAGCACTTCGCAGCTTTTCAACTTCAAGCTCGCTGAATTCTTGTTTGCGTCTTTTGGGTACTTTTATCTTTTCCACCCTTGCGCCAGGATCTCGATCGATAAACTCTTCGATATAAAGCCAGTGAAAGAACCTAACGATGCAGCCACGTTCACGAGCAAGCGTACCTTTAGATATTCGATCCTGAATTTCCCTGTTAGCAATAAACAATCGGATGTCATTTGTGGTGATATCCTTAAACGGCTTTCTAAGCTTGCTCATGAAGAAATTGATCGTCTGCATATAAAGTTTCAATGTTCCGTCTGAAAGCCCCTGAATCTTCTTTGACACCATAAATTGATGGTATGCAGCTGCATCGGATCTCTCATCATAGATCACTACATCAGTTGAAGTTTTAACTAAGTCGAAGGAATCCAAATGCATCAATAGGAGCATATTTACTTTCCTAAGTTGTTCTGGATCCAAATCATTTTCTAAATCTCCAACAATTTTATTAATCAGCGACTCCTTACTGGTCATCGTTCACTCCTAACCGAAGCTCTTGCGAATTTCATATTCGTGGTCGATCAACTCTTTCAGTGTATCTTTGGGATATAATTTCTTGCCCGATCGCTTTTGATGCTGCACACACAACCATTGAAATTTTTCGATGGTTGCATCATCCATTGCATATCTGGGTCTTTTTTTCTTCGTAGCCAACAGGTGGGACACCTCCTATGAAATGGTGGGACACCCCTCGAATTATTCTTTTTTTTGATAGAATCTTTTGAACCTATCCGGAGTTTTATCTCTGATTAACTTATCTAGGTGGGTACTTGATATCTTGCATTTATCACGCACCTGCTTTTTGCTTCCCGTGTAGATAATGCTTCCATCATAGATAACTTCTACCAGAGGAGACTTGCGACCCCTGGCATTAGCAGACTGGACCCAAACCTCGTCTCGAAGCTTTTCCCACTCTTTTTGAACATTGGGATTTGTATCAAAGTCAGGACGTTCAGCCAGATAAATGAGCCGTTCACGTTTTTCACGACGTAACTGCCGTTCTTGATTGTCCATCCGCTTGTTCTCCTTTCAATTTTTTGTATAGCCGCTGAGCTTCTTCCCACAGCTCATCTGTAGTTGCTTGCGTAAAACTATTACCAAAATAATCAGCACTCACTTTTTTTTCTGAAATTAACCAATGACGATATAGCAGCATGAATGTTCGAAATTTGGCTTCTGCCCCTTTGCCACTCGTATCGCCAGTTTCCTCTACGTAACCGATCATCGAATCTAGTGGGAACTCCATCAGATCTTGTTGCTCTTTCGGCAATAAATTATGGATCAACTTGACCGGTTTGCTAAAATCCCTCTTCTCTTCCTGAGACATCTAAGAATCTCCTCCGATCTTCTTCAGTCACTTGCGGTTTATTTCTAGAATAGTTGACTGGCTCATTTGCCCATTCAGGCAATTTTTCCTGTCTGACATACGGCTGTTTTTTACGAATTGACTGATTGGGTTGTGTTTTATCTTTTTTGGCCCAATTACGTATCGTTGCTAAATAATTTTTATAGGTTTTACCTGTTGATTCGCAGTATTCAGAAACACGATCGATTCTTTGTTCCCAATCATTGGGAAACTCGCTCTTCAACTTTTCCAACTGATCGTCACTCAGGAGAACATTTTTATATTCTCCATATTTATGGCGAGTGGTATTTTTCTTTTTTGGTTCTTTCTTTATCTCTTTTTCTATCTCTATATCTTTCTCTAACTCTATCTCTATCTCTGGTGGATTTTTGTCCGGACATTTGTCCGACATTTGTCCACTAGTCAATAGTGCCTGCTTTTCTAACTCTATCCGCTGTCTATACCCTCTTTTCCTATCAGCTTCGGTTGATGATTCGCCAATAAAGTTCTGAATGTCAGCTAAATAGATGGCTCCATTGTCTAAAACTTCAATCAATCCAAGATCGTTAAAAATTCGGATACTCTTCTCTACATCTCCCACCGAGTGCCTAGTTACTTGTGCTAGCATGGTAGAATTGAAGGGGATTTTATCATTGAACATTAACCGTCCTTGATACTTCAAACTTCTGAGATAGAGCTTTAAAAGTATATTTGAATAGATATATCCATCGGGCATACTTTCCAAAATGATCATTTCATCACTATCGAAAAAGTTGTCCTTTAATTTCAAATAGTAGTACTTTTTGTTATCTGCCATGCTTAGGTACCCCCAAAGCCTTTTTGAAAATTTCTTCTGATTCGTATTCTTTATCAAATCGCATGATCTGGGCATTATTCATAATTCCGATCTTGATCAATGCCTCTTGGTCTAAATAGACTGGTTTGATTTGATATTTTTGAATAAATTCTTCTTGACCCAAGTTATGAGCGATATTGTGGTACTTCCAGCTCAAAGCAACAAATGGAAACTTACGATGATCGACTTTGTTCCTGTGTCGGTTACCTACTGCCGTTACATGGTGAATCTGCGCTCCTGATTGACCAGTTACTGCGCATTTACGGTATTTGCAGCAGAAGTAGAAGAAACTGTCGTGTTCCAGAAGGTAGTTATAGCGCCTTGGCAACTGAACTCCTTCTGCAACAACGTATTCGATTAGAAAGTCAATCCATTGGTTCATCTCTGATTTTGTAGCTTCCGCATGGCTAAATTCACAATCGTAGGTGTTTTGATAGATAAGTCGCATTTTCTCTTTCGCTTCATAGCGTGGAATGTTTTCACTCTCAGCAATATCTTTGATCAATGAATGAGATAATGCATTTTGCTTCGCACTTCTGGGGTCATTATCTATAAACTGGATTTCTGCGAATCCCTCCTGCCCCCTGCGGATCGTTTCAAGGTGCTCAGGATTCACATTCTCATCAACTTCCAGTAGAAATCTGTTCCCCTTTTGCTTTAAAATCTTGGCTAGCATCACTCAATCACATCGACAACTTCGATCCCTAATTGCACAATACTTTGATTTAATAGACTAAATTGTTCATCTGAGCCTTTGAGTTTCAGCGTGACCACGTTGCATTGCTCGGATACTTCCTTTTCTTGTGTAGGCTCCTCAATAATTTCACCAGTTTCTCGATCAATTGGTACTGAAGGAACTGGCTCTTTCTTCTCAACTTTGTGAATGACTTCCTCTGCTTTGGAAATACGAGCTTTTTGTTCTGCGACAACCTGATCAATTTTAGTCATAACCTCATCCACGTTAAGCCCCTGATCAAGCAATATTACCCATGAAACAGGATCCAAGTGGACTGCTTTCGCATACCCTTCAACAACTCTCTTATCAGTGAACGCTTGTTGTCTTTTAGCTACAAGCTCATTGATTGCCACCGCAATGTCTTCACTAGTCGCTTTTTTCAACTCTCCTTTAGTTGTTGTAAAAGCTCCTTTGTTTGTCCATTTATCAAGTATTTGTATATCATTCGGATCAACCCCAACAACGGCGCACAATTCATTGATTTTTGCTTTTACTTTCTGCAATCGAGAATCACGTTCTGTAGATTCGAATTTATCAAGACTTTGAGAAATTCCTTCTTTGGCAGCTTCCATCTGATTAACAAATTTCTTGATCTTGGCTTCAAATGCTTTTAAAGGCTCAGAATAGCCATTTTTCACTTCTTTTCGTTTTTCTTCAAGCAACTTGATAATGTTATTCAGCGAAGACTGTGCGTCTTTAGCTCCTTGGATATCTCCTTCACTAAAGGTCAAACTTTTATAGTGATTTGCGGTATTTTCAACAAGCGCTTCAAGCTCCGCTTCATTTTTGATTTCAATGGTACTTGGTGTATAGTCAATCTGAATTGATGTGTCTGTTTTGATTAATTCATTCATTCGCTATTTCCCCCATGTAAAAGATTTGGCTTCTTTCTGTGGCTTAGGATCTACCACAGGTTTGTTTACTTTTTGTGTTTTCTGTTCTGCTTTTTTCAACAGTAATTTCATATAACCAATAACTTGTTGGTAATACTCAGGGGGGACCTGATCCAAATGATCGAATCCGTTTTTCCCAAGAATATTCGCTTCGATGACTTCTGGTTTTGTTTGAGTAAGGCCAGAAACTTCTGCTACACGTCTATGAAATATTTCCAAAAATTCTTCACGCATTTGGTCATCAGAAACGCTATCAGCTGTGTTTTGAGAATCAGCATCAATTCCGTCGTCAATTAAGTACAAACCTTGTAGTGCGTATTTACGAGCATATGAAGATGCCGATCCAGTCACTTGGCTATCATCCATTTTGGGTTTCGCATCAGCTTCTCGAGCATATGCTTCCACCTGCAATGAATCCTTTCCATCAGTTAGGGTTGCGGTAGCTTTGATATAAAAGCGACCATCCATAAATATGGGCATGTCTGTCAAAGTTAGCAAAAGTCCATGCTTTTGATTATGTGGCTTTACTGCTTTCAAAATATCTTCTGCATTTCGGAAGTTGTATCCTCCAAAGTCGCTGTAATTACTTTTTGGGACCTTTAATTCCGCTTGGATTTTTATCAGTTTCTGATTAAAAGTCAGTTCTAATTCACTCATAACGGCACCGGCTTTCCTAGTTTTGATTTGCAGTACTCCAACAGGTCATCCTCATGGATGAATTGATCATCAATGGAATAGACTAGGTCACCTTGATATAGGGGTTTGCCTCGCCAGTCAAATGCAATCGGATCTGGTTCATCTGGCGGCAATTGTCTTGCCCCTAGACTGTCAAATGGATTCATAGTATAATCTCCTTAACAAATAATGTTTACATTTGGTCTACACTAGCGGGAACTGGTGTAGCCTCTTTTTTTCGTTTCATCCGTTCGATATGTTGTCTTGATTTGATCAAGGGCTTGTTGTGTTTGTACCATCGATCAGCAATGACTTTACCGATGCGCAAAGCTTCTGCTCTATTCATACCGTTTCACCCTCCGTTCGAAAATCGCTTCGTCATAAAGCATTAGCCACCATATAGCCAAAACTGGGAAAGCAATTTTTAACCACCCTGGTACATTGCCTGTAATCAATACCCCAACTGCAAATGTGGAGAGAATTAATGCTACACGTCTGAGCCAATACACCTTTTTCATGACCGATCCTCCATATCCAATTCTGTTTGAATCTGATTGATTCGTTCCTTGGTTACAGATGACGGCTGCCAATGATCAATGAACCCCAAAACATTTTGGAAATCTTTGTCCTTGATGCGTCCGCGATTCGGAACACTGAATAATTGTTTGATACTTGATCCCAAATCCTGAAACAACATGCTTTTTGCGCCTTGCCCAAGATGTTGATCCTTGCAGATCTGATAGACTTTCTTTTGAACTGCTCGATCGATTGTTCCTTTGTCTTCAGTAGTGATCAGTTTATTTTCTTCGATATCTACAAGACGAGTGTCTATGTCATCAAGGCGTTGATTTGTTTCCTCGTTTGCTTCTAAAGCAAGTTTTGCTAATTCACGAGGCGAAGTTGGAATCTGTGGTTGCTGTTTGATGCGATCTTCCATTTTGTTGAATGCATCAATGTATTTAAGCTTGAATTGCAATGCAGCCTTCCCTGTGAATCCCATAGCCAGTAATGTGAAGCCGTCTCGATTCATGATAATTTGCGGATAAGTTTGTTTATTTTGCGGATGGACGTAATTATCTTCAAAAAATAAGTCTGTCCAATTTTGGACACCCTCTTTTAAATTCAACAGGTCTCTTAATACGTGCTGGTGTTTCTTTCCGAAGACTTCTGCAACTTGTAAACTACTTGTTACTGCTTGCTGATCTTTCATAATTACTAAATTTGTCATTTTTTAATTTCCTTTCTGTTGTATAATTTCCTTATCAGTCAGTGGTCGGCTGAAATAATTGATAAGGGGGTGAGTGTATGAATAGTTATATAGTTTCCTATGATCTAAATAATTCTGGCAAGAACTACGAGGATCTGATTTCCAAAATTAAAACATATTCAAGATGGGCACATATCAATGAATCTGTTTGGTTTTTGAAAAGCGATAAAGGATGCGTTGCTATAAGAGATGAATTACTAGCAACAATAGATAAAGATGATAGTTTATTTGTAGCTGAATTGACTGGAAAAGCTGCTTGGCGCAACATAATTTGTAAAAGTCAATACCTTAAAGATTATTTGTAGTCTTCTCCTCGTCACTATTTGTGACGAGTTTTTTTATTTCAACTGTTTCAACATTCTCATCAATATGACTGATAACTAATTTTGTTAATTCTTCAAGGGTTAGGTTTTCAAATGTAAATCCCTGTGTTTCTTCATCAATTAATAGTCTCTTTGATTTTTTCTGCACTCTTCTCACCTCAAATCTATTTGCCGATTCAACCGGCATTGATAAAGTAACTCCTGATATCTTTTGAGATCTCTAATTAGCAAATCTCGTTGAGAATCACTCAGTAAGCTTTTGCGATCTTGTAGCTGCTCATGAAGGCTGTGTACTTTCTCTTTTGCCAAGGTGTCGATCATCAGCTCTTGTTCAAGTGTGTAGGTCATGCTGTCACTCCCCTATTGTTGTTACTTCTTATAATCAATTGGTAAAGCAACAAGCTCTTTTCTTGGGACAATACGACTTTTGACAAATCTTTTATCTTGTTTCCATTACTATCCAAATTAATAATTTCCATAGGAGAACCTCCCATCATTTCAAACTATCGCTAAAAGCGATACTATCGCCAAAAAAAATTCCATTAAGCGGATATTTGTAAAGATCAGCAAAAACAAACATATATTTTGCTGGCATATCTGACGAATCTTTCTCCCACCTCATGATTGTTTCTCTTGTAACCCCAATCCTTTGCGCTACCTCTGACTGCGTTAATTGCATTCTTTTACGCAACGCAGCCAATGTCATCATCTGCTCTTTCGGCATTTCAACGCCTCCTTTCTATGCCCTTATACTATATCGCTAAAAGCGATACGTCAAGCAAAAAAGTGATAAAGAACACTCTTCAAGTTAGAAAAATATCGCTTTATGCTATACAAAAATCGCTTTAAGTGATATACTCTTTTCGAGCACATATTATAGAAGGAGAAATTAATAATGACAGAAGATCTGAAGGTTGTTTTCGGGAAAAATTTGGAGAAATTTAGGCAATTAAAAAACGTCAGTATGGTTGAGCTTGCGGAAAGAATTGGTGTATCTCAATCAACGGTTTCAGATTGGGAGAATGGTAAAAAAATGCCACGTTCAGGCTCTATTCAAAAGTTAGCTGACTTTTTTGGTGTCCAAAAGACTGATTTGTTAACAGAGAACGATGAATTAGCATCAAATTTGATGAGAGTCACTGAGTTTATTGATATTCCTATATTAGGAACTATTACATGTGGTGAGCCTATCCTTGCGATTGAAAACTTTGATGGTTATAGAAGAATGCCAAAAGATAATCTACCTAAAGGGGATTTATTCTTTCTAAGAACTAAAGGGGATTCGATGTCTCCAACTATTCGTGAAAATAGTTATGTGCTTATTAAGAAACAACCAGAAGTCGAAGATGGCGAGATTGCAGCAGTAATTGTTAATGGTGATGATGAAATGACTTTGAAACGTGTCAAACGTCAAAATGGTTTAATAATGCTTATGGCGGACAATCCTACTTTTGCTCCGATGATTATTACACCTGACACACCTGCTAGAATAATAGGAAAAGCAGTACAAGTAAGTTTTGATCTATAAAAAAAGCACATTCCCGGTCGCCAAACTAGAAAATGTGCTTAGAAATTTTGAAACCTAGGGTATAGGCCTCTTTCTTGTACCCTATTTTAACAAAAATATGGGGGTTTTACTATGAAATTTGCTATTTATGTTCGTGTATCTACACTTGAACAAGCTGAGGAAGGATACTCAATTGAAGAACAGATTGATAAATTAAGTAAATATTGTGAGGTAAAAAATTGGGATATTTTTAAGATTTATAAGGATGGCGGATTTAGCGGATCTACAACTGACAGACCCGGGCTATCTAGTTTGATAACAGATTCTAAAAGGAAAAAGTTTCAGGGTGTGCTTGTTTATAAACTAGATAGATTGTCCAGAAGTCAAAAAGACACGCTGTATCTAATCGAAGATGTCTTCACCGCGAATGATATTTCTTTTGTATCATTAAATGAAAATTTTGATACAAGTTCCGCCTTCGGTAAAGCTATGATAGGTATTCTTGCTGTCTTTGCTCAACTCGAGCGAGAACAAATAAAAGAACGAATGGTAATGGGAAAAGTAGGACGTGCAAAATCTGGCAAGGCAATGAGTTGGTCAAAAGTACCGTTTGGATATATTTATGAAAATGATACATACGTTGCCCATCCTATTCAAGCGCCAATTGTAAAGCAAATTTTTGACGATTACATGAGTGGAATATCCATTACAAAACTAAAGGACAAGTTAAACGACGAAGGGCATATTGGGAAAGAAATAAATTGGTCATACAGAACAATCAGACAAACATTAGCAAATCCAATCTATGCTGGTATTAACCGTTACAACGGAGAATTGTTTGAAGGTAACCACGAAGGTATAATCACTAGAGATTTTTTCGAAAAAGTACAAAGCGAACTGAAAATAAGACAAGTAGCAGCGTATGAGAAAAATAATAATCCTCGACCTTTTCAATCAAAATATATGCTTTCCGGAATAATACGATGTGGACTTTGCGGTGCTTCTCTAAGTGTAGGAATGCGAGCAAAGAGAAAAGATGGTTCCAGGCATCGCTATTACAGATGCTATTCTAAATCTAAGAAAAAAAACTTAACTATGACCAAAAATCCAAACGGCTGTAGTTCCCCAAATTATAGTATGGATGAATTAGAAAAACACATACTTTCTCAAATAGAACAAATAAGACTAAATCCAGAATTGATAAATGCTTTATCAGCAAACGATTCTGTCGTTGATTTTTCATCCTACAACAAAAGAATAGACGAACTAGATTTATCTCTCGAAAAAATTGTTAATCTATTTATAGATGATGCTATCCCAAAAGACATATTAGAAGTAAGGATGGAAAAAATAAAACAAGAAAAAGATTCACTAGAAAAGAAAATAGATTCTCTGAAAATAAAAAGACCAATTCTTGAACCTATAGATGCAAAAGATATACTCTCAAAGCTAACTGACACTATATGGAATCTTTCCTATGAGGATCAAAAATCAATCGTCATGGAATTGATTAGTAAAATATTAGTTTATCCAGACAAGCTAGAGATTCACTGGAAGTTTGCACTAAATCAGTAA